GGGGAGACCACTTTATCCTACTTTCGTAGTTTATTTAAGGACCATACACGGCCCATTATCGTTTATCAGATTAAATGTCTCATAATCAACCCGAAGGTCTCATAATCAACTACTGAATGGATAATCTTTTTGTTTCAAAGAACGTATCGGACATTTCCGATTTGTTTTACAAACTTACGACTTTTTTTTCAATCTGTCAAGTAATTTGTGAACTTTTTTTTTGATTTAACTACCGAGTATCTTTCATTCCCTATAAGTGTTAAATCTTTTACAAACTTACAGCAAATATTCCGTAGTGTCAAATAAATATATCGAAAAAATCAAAAATTTAACACGTCAGTTAAAACTTCCTTAATACCTGATGACATATTAAGTTCTTTAATCTCTTCTAAAGTCATATAATCACATTCTGTGTGCTCAAAACCGTCCATAGCATTCTCTAAATCAGGAATGATTTTGGTGTCAGTCTTTAAAAGGAATACATGTAGAATAGTTTTTATCCCACCTAATTTATTATAACGATTAATTTTACCCAAAGGTTTAATATCTTCCTCAACTGGAACACCCATCTCCTCATAGAACTCTCTATACGCTGCATCCTTTGGGTCTTCACCTTCTTCTATTCCACCCATAGGTATTGCCCACTTTGATGGTTCATTAATCTCAGCAGTTCTCTTACAAACTAAACATTTATCATTTACTTTCACAATTATTCCAGCACTTTGTTTCATAGAAATATTTATTAATAAGTATGTTGTTAAAAATAAATAAAAATAGTTTTAATGTCAAAGTATTAATTGAAAGTTCTGAAACCAGTGAAGGTATGATGAACAAAACTTTTGACAATTTTGACGGTATGTTGTTCATCATGGGTGATGGTTCACATAGTTTTTGGATGATGAATTGTATTATCCCTTTAGATATAATCTTTATTGATAAGAACTTTAAAATAACTAAAATACATCATTACTGTGAGCCATGTGAGGTTCAACCTTGTGAAAGGTTTGTAGGTAAAGGAATGTATGTCTTAGAACTTGAGGGTGGTTCTTGTGAAGAGTTAGGTATCAGAGAAGGACAAGTTTGTGAATTCTTTAAATAAATTACTTACTTTCTTCAATCTTCTGTTGTAAAACATTAACAAATCTATTCTGTAACATCTTCAAAAACTTGATATAAGGTGAGTCTTCTTTTTCAGACTCGTACTTGTACTTACCTTGTGGTGGTCTCTTACTTCTTCCAATATAATTTAATCCTGATATATTTGTAATACACTTGTGTCCACCTGAATTGGCTTGGATAACTTCCCATACAGGAACTGAAACACTATCTAACACACTCCATTCTTCTTCAGTCAGTTCAGTTGATTTCTTTTCCATCAAAGATTTAATATCCATAAGTTCCTCAACACCATCTTTTTTATCCAAGTATTTGTCTCCGTATATTGCAGCAAAATCTTTAAAGGTAAATCCAACTGACTCTTCTTTTGCAGCAGTTTCAGAAACCCATTTAATTGTTGATAGTGGAACTTGTTTTTCTTTTAATTGTGATTCCCAATGTCCCAATACTTCTTGAGCAATTTCTCCCAAGTTAACACCTTTAAGTTCTCTTTCTTTTTTGAAAGGGTTACATGACGCTTGTAATAAACCAAGTGGCCAAGCAATAACAAGGAAGTCTGCTTCAGGGTTGTTTCTAAATGGGGTGTATCTATCATATGAGCCAGGTTTCATCATACTTCCACCACCATATTGAACAATAATATTATCTTTAACCTGAACATTCTTATGTCCTTTCATTGTCTGAACATAATCTTCTTTATTCTTTTCTAATGAAGATATGTCAGCATACCTATTTGTCTTCATTAATTCCTTAATCTTATTGAAGATTGAGAGGAGTGAAGGTTTACAATCTAACACTAATGTCTCTAAAAACCCTGGTTTACTTTTGAATGCTAATAATAATTTGTTTGTAACCAAACCTAATAACATTCTATTTTCTTTAGCACTCTTTTCTTTTGATGTCCCATAAACATAATTCATCACCATTTCAGGTGTGATGTTTTTGGAAGCGTAATCAGCACTATCAACCATAGATATTGTCGCAACATCTTCAGGTGTAAAAATTTCAGAAGCCGGAACAATCTGTGATAGAGTTTCAACATTTGAACGAGCTCCTCTGAACTGAGTTGACTTAGTTTCGTCAGCTCCGGCTTGTCTATCGTGGTGGTCGGTATGAACCACAAACATTGGTTTTCCGTGAGCAAAGTCTACAAGGACTGGCATAATTTCACCTTCAGCATCTGCTTTCTTAACCGCAAATTCCTTATCTCCGTATTGGATTACTTCAACATCAACAACTTTGATTCCGTTGTCTTCTAAATACTTTTTCATCGCTAATGCAGTTGCAACACCGTCTAAATCTTGGTGGAAGTATATCTTCGCTTTTTTGTATCTATCAGAAAGTTCTCTTATGTTTCTGATACCACCTTCGGAAATTATCTTTTTCATTAATAATAAATATTGTAACAAAAAAAAAGTTCATCATTACGATGAACCTTTTAAAGTAAAAAAGTAATATACCTCTTATTTTAAAGTTAACAAGTATTTCAACTTGTTAATTTCCGCTAACATTTCGTCTCTAATGTTTAATAAATCCGAGTCCATCTTTGGGTCATAGTCTTCAGACAATCCAACCAAATATTCACAAACTGAATTGATATATTCAGTTAACTCAAGTTCTTCAATATCACTACCACCTAAAGTATATCCACCTGAAAAACTAGGTCTTCCGTGTTTACCCATACAAACTTCAACAAACTTATCAATCAAATCATCAAGTGATTCGTATATTCCACCATAAGCAGAATGTCTAGCAAATGATTTTGTTTGCCAGTGTAATACTCTGAATTGAGTTTGTGTTTCTAATAAAAATTTAACAACTTCCGAATTTTTCATTACAATATTTTATTATAAATATATCAATAAATGAAAAATGGTGGTTATTGACCCCCATTTTCAAATTCTAATTTCTGTTGACTCTTTTGGTCAACAAAACTTTGTATTCGTTGTTTAGCAATTTCACAATAGTTTTCACTCAATTCAATACCAACCCATCTTCTGTCATGAACAACTGCCGCCACACAACTGGTTCCTGAGCCATTGAAAGGGTCTAAAACAATATCATTTCTATATGATAATATCTTAATTGCCTTTTCGGGAATATCCATCGAGAACGTTGCCTTTGTTAATGAACGAGTGTCAGCAAAGTATTTCCATTGTCCAAACACCAATTCCATAAACTCTTTCTTATCTTGTTCAGAATAAGCAACTTTGTTCTTCCCTTCTTCGGTTAGATAAGGTTCACCCTTCCATTGTGGTTCACCTTTAACTTTCTTGATGTGATTTTTCTTATAAGCAAGTATCACACATTCTTTTGGGTTGTAGATGTAAGGAGCTGATGGACTCATCCAAGAACCCCAAGCGGTTGTCTTACTTCTATGTGGTGAGTTCTCTTCAAGGTCAACAATACCATAAAACTTAAACCCAACTTTTTTCATCACCTGATAAAGTTCTGAAGCGAAGAATACTCTACCACCTCTGTCCTGTACGTTAACTTCATAGGGTATGTTAATCGCAATCCTACCGTCATCTTTTAATAAACGATAAGCCTCAGTTAACCATTTCTTCGACCACTTCCAATATTCATCCATAACAATTTCATCGTTATGTGTATCGTATTGGATACCTACATTATATGGTGGTGATGTTACAATCAAGTCAACCCAACCTTCAGGCATTTCACTCATCACCTCAATGGTATCACCATTCAGGACTCTGTTAATATAATTCTCAATCATTCTGTAATTTTTCTATCTTTTTTTCAATATACCATATGGCTTTCTTCAAGTCCTGAACCACGTTATCTTTTTTACCTGCACGTGATAGGTATTTAACCGCGTTACCCAAATAAAAATCTTTATCTAAATCCCAAGCGTCGATTACTTTGATTGCTTCATATGGATTATCTTTACCACCATAGTGTGATGGGTGATTAACCATTTCTTTTTGTTCTGACATAATATTCTTTTCCATATTTACTTTCTTCAAGTGTACCCTCACTTACAAGTTTTTCAATTCGTTTTCTTGTTTCATCGATTCCAACTCGTAGGATATAATCAGAAATATAATTAATATGAACTGGTTTTTCAAGTTTTCTTAACAGAACTTCACTAGGGTCTACATTGTTTCTCATACTCTTTAAATTTTTTGGCAACATCGTTATTTGTGAAAATGATGGAATCGGCTTTGAGGTAGTGATTAATAATAGTTAAATCTTTTTCTAAACTTTTGATTTGTTCTTCCCCTATTATTTTTTTGTTGAATCCCATATTACAAAAATACTAATCTTTTTTTAGATTTACAATTGTTTTTTTCTGAATTATGTAACTTAATACCTTTCTTTTAAAGATTGGTAGAAGTGTGTTTTCAAATGGTAGGTCGTTGGATGACATTAATTCAAAGATGGGTAAACTTATATCTTGAGTTAATTCATTTAATATTGTTCTGATTACCTTTTTACTTTCACCATCAAATATCAACTGAACCGAAAACTTACTGTCGTGTTTAACCGTATCAATACCGCCAGTTGTATATTTCCAAATCTTTTTGTTGTTTCCGTTAAGTGTAAAGAAGTAACCTCTTTCTAAATCCTGTTTCTTATTTTCGTTGGTGTGTTTGATTGAAACCGAGTCGTAGGTTAGTGTCCAAAGAGCTTTGATAACATTAAAGTATTCAAAAAACTTCGGTCCAGCATATTTTAATATCTTATTTAATTCTTCCAACTCATCGTCATTTAATGCTGGGATGGGTGTGAATTTAAGTTCATTAATTAATATTTCATCATCAATAACTTCAAACTTCTTGTTAACAACGATGTATTTAAACTCCGAAGACATCACTTGTAGATTAGCCAAGTGTAATGACATTTCACTAAATAAGGGATATAACTCAAACTTCTCAATCTTATCGTCACAGAACTTTAAAAAGTCCATCAACATATAATATTTGTGTTCGTAGTCAATTGGTTCTGTTAATAACCAGTCTGTCGTTAATCTGAAATGATTATTTTTTTTCGTTCTTCTTTTTTTTGGTTTGGTTTCCATTTTACCCTTCTATTTGTAAAATGTAATATGTTTCATCATTAAATTCAATAGTATCGTAATCACCATCGTAAGTGTTCAATGTGTGACCGATACCATCAGAACGAAGTAATCCTTCTTTGAACCCTTGTGTGTCTATATAATTTTCAATCTCCAAACCATAATTTTCTATTACGCTCATAGGGTCATCAACCAAATCATTAACTAAATCTTCAACCTTTTCCTCAATTAAATTTTCAGGAATAGTTTTATCACTATCTTTTAATTCATCCAACTCTTCGTTTAATTCATCATATTGTTCTTGTGATAAATTTTCCGAATCTTTCAAAAACAATTCAATTTCTTCAATTCTTTCTTGAACTGCTGGGTCTTCATATTCAAACTCATCTTCATCAAAATAGTCTTCTAAATTTTCTCTTACATTATCTTCTTCACTCTCTCTAAAATAGTCTTTAAGTTCTTCAACATCAATATAATCTTCAACAAAACTTTGATTAAAACCTTTCATTCCAATATCATCAATTAATTCATCAATTCTTTCATATGCGGACATGTGGGTGTCGTAATTATCACCAACCGCCCATCTTTCTTTTGATTCTTCTAAGTCGTTGGTTAACACATAGAAAACTCTCATACTATAATATTTGTAGGCGTAAACCAAGTTATATACGTCAATTCTTTTTTCAAGGTATTCAATTTCTTCTTCAACCGCTTCTAAATCCATCAGATTTTCATTATCTTCCGTTTCTCTTTCAATTTCTTCCATTCTTTCTTTTTCAGCGTAAAGTTGTTGTAACCTAGCATCATCACCAGGTTCTTTAGCCTCATAATCACCAGAAGATGAAGTCAAAAATTCAAATAAAACATTTGCCAAAATCGCAATCTCACTAGTTGCAGTTTCTAAATTCCACTCGTCCTCTTGTCGTAAATCGTTTTGTTTGGCTAATTCAATCTGTCTTTGTTTTTTGATTTGAATTTTTTCATACGGTGTTCCATATGTTGAAATATACTTATATTTAACACCCTCAAGAGAATTAATATTGGTATATGATAAATCTAAACTACCATTAACTGTGATATTTGTGATGTTATTAGCATCCGTATTTCTCAGACTTAAATCACCATCAATAACAATTCGTTTACCTCTGAATTGTTTCATATTTTGAACCAATTTACCGTTATAATTAGTGAACTTTAAAAAATTAATATATTGCTCAGGTGTTATAACAACACTCTCTTGTCCTTCTTCCTCAACCAACATCTGAACAACCTTTTGTATTTGTGATATATCTATACTAACTCTCATGATAAAAATTATATTAATAAATATTAAAATAACTATATTATTTACTATTAAATCACATGTGGTAAATATTTATAATAAAATACCAACAACATGGGATGTGGATGTAAAAAACAAAACGCTTCACCTGAACAGGTGAAAAAGTTAAGAACTGAGAGTATTAAAAACGCAGTTCAGAGTACTATTGATAAGTACTACAACAAAAACAAGAAAAAGTAATAAACCTCTAATAAATTAAAAACAATGAAAAACAACGGCGGTGGTGGTTGCGGATGTGGAAAATAATCTTTCCCGCAACATAAGAAAACTAAAAGGGGAATTTTTCCCCTTTTTTTATATTTATAATTATGGAATTTAAAATTTTCAAAAAATTAAACGAAGAAGAGGAAAAACCAGCACTAACATCTTTCCAAAATAAGTTAGTAAAACTTATTACTCTATTCCAAAACGGAGATGTTACTGAAGAGGATATTGAAAATGCCATGGGTAGTTTTGATAAATTTTTTGAGTTAATAGTTAAATATGATTTATCACATTATATTGACCCTTTTAATTCTGATTGGGCTGATTATCAAAATAAAATAATTTATCAAATTATACAGAAAGACCCAAATTACATCTATAAGATGATGGAAATGGAATTTTCAGATATAACTGAAATTGATGGGAAATATTATGTTGATTTAGAAGATTCAGGTGAACTAGCACAATTCTTCAGTAGTGGTAGAAACGATATTAGTGAAGATAGAATTGCCGAAATATTAAATGGAGATTATGATGGTTATTTTTATGGTGATTTAACAAATGATGTATTCAAAGATGTTTATGAAGACCTAGAACCAGAATACCAACAACAAATAAAAAATTATCTTAAAGAAGAATTACTTAAACTTGGTGAGTTATCTGTTGAATATAAAACACCTGAATTCATAGAAGATTTAGCTAAAGAACAAGGTGATGAGTCAACACTTAAATTAGATGATAATATTGTAACACAAATTATTAATGACAACAATTGTTTGGAATATTGTTTGAATAATCTTAGTTTAGACCTGAACCATGATTTATACTCATTATACTCAAGTTGTTATTCGTCGGTTTATGCTAACGAATTGTATGAATCACTTATAGGACAATTAGTCGGTGAGGTTATTGATAATAAAAAATCAGAAGAGTATAAATACAAAAAATACAACAACTCTAAAATTGGATACACAGATAGATATGGTGTAAGATATGAAGTTACAAACACCGCATATCATAATATTCAACTTTGGTTGGAAAGTAACGTAAATAACCAATATGAAAATTTAAATTATTTCAGAGGTTATCTCGACTTACTTAAAAACTTATTTGATAATGGTGACTTAACTTGGTTGAGTTCTGGTAGAGTTCCTGACTACCCCGATTTAGGTGACGTTAAAAAATGTCTTAATATTGAGTTTAATAGTTATTTATAATAACAAATTTATTCAAGATTTGTTAATAATTCCTTAACACACTTTCAACATTCCATACCTATATATTGGTATGATTAGTTTAATTTTTATTTCGATATTTTTATTTTTTAACGTTTCTTTAGTCATCCGAGACAGAAAAGAATATTTTAAATACAATAGAAAATAATTTACACTTTAACCTTTAAAATTTTAGTTTTAAAATTGAGTATGGAAAAAGAGAGTTGTATTTTAAATCAGGAATTTGTTAATAAGTTTGCAGATTTCTTATGTCAAGAAATAAGTGAAAATAATACTTACAAAACTAAACTATCCGTCGTTGATTGTAATAGTTTATTCATAATCAAAGGTTATACCAAGAACCCAAACGTACTTGTCCTTAACAACTTAACTGATAAGTTCATAGAACAAGAACAAGATAATTATTCAGACCTAACAGGACTTAACCTTAAGACATTAGACATCATAGATTACGACACTAAAGACGTGAACTTTGAGGACACTAATTTTGTATATAAGTTCCCTGAAAAGTTTGAAGTAAATAAACTATCCTCAATCACAATCCAATCAACTTTCCCTCACGGATATTCTAAAAATTACTTGGGTAATCTATACTCATACTTAACATTAATATCTCAGAAGACACAACCATACTTTAAATTCAAAAACCTATCTTTAGAATTTAAAACAGACAATGGTAATCTAACATTCACCAAACTGAATTCAGATAGTTACTATAGTCCTCAGTTACTACTTGAGATACTCAACGATAACTTTGAAGGGACTATCCCTGAAGATTTACATCTACCATCCAACCTGTTCTTAAACGTTCTTTAAACACGTTTAGAATAACCTACGATTTGGTAGAAGTCCCTCTCACCATCAATATATTGTTTAACCATAACCAACAGATTTCTAAACATGAACGCTCCTGGTGTTTGTTTTTCACACTTGGAGAACAACTCAACAAACGAAATTAAAACTTCAATAGAATAATAACCACATCCTTGTAACTCAAGATACTTTGGTGTTAGTTTATTAACATACTGTAACTGGTAGGTATCTCTTGATGTCTCACAATTAAATGGTTCGGTTTCATCATAGATTTTTATCAGGTCATCAATAAACCCTTTAATAACATTCGGAGCACATTGTTTCTTAGCAATCAAATCAACAATCCAATGTGTATGTGATGGTGTCCGTAATCTCTTACCTTCTTCCTTATGTTTTACGATAAAATCCAAATCAGGACGAGCTCCTCTTCCACCTTGATAGATAGCAATCTTTGATGTGGGGTCAACTTGCCAAAATGTCAAAGGGGTATGAACTACCCCTTTCTTTTTAAATGTTAGTTCCTTCATGGAACAAAACTACAAAATATTTTTGATAATTCCAACAGCTTCGTTTATGTCTTGGAAATCTCTGTCGGGAGCAAATAACTTCGCTTCTTCTGTTTCAGTATCAACAATCATAAATGCCGGAACAAAATCATTACCAGTCACTTCAACAAAAAGGTTATACTCCTCTTCGTGTTTTTCGATGTCTCTTTCCTTAAATTTAATCTTGTTTTCTTTGAGTTGTTTTTTAAACTCCGTACACCAATGACATCCTTTCATAGTATACGCAACCAATAAATTAGCCATTAGTTCTCAATGTGTTCAAGGATTAGTGATGATACGGTATCTGCCGGTTTTAAACCAACCATTGTATGTGTGTCAACACCTTCTTTATAGAATTTTAAAACTGGTACATTTCTAACGCCCAAACTTTTTGAGAAATTAATATCACTCTCAACGTCAAACTCATAAATTGGTACCTCAGTTGTAATTTTCTTTAATTCTTCTGTTAATTGTTTACAAGGGCCACACCATGTGGCATACATCTTTAATATAAAATCTTCCCCGTTATTAATTTTTTCTTGTATCTGAATACTTGTTAATTGTTCCATAACTTTAAATATTTTTACTTTCTTTTTTTTGTTTCAAAAGTTGTGCAATGAAGAACTTAACCTCATTCAACTTTTCAGCATTATAATATATTTTTATTTTATATTCAACCCCATCAGTTTTAGATAAATAAATAAAACTACCATTAGGTAGTTTACATATCAAATCAGATATAATTTCACCATCTGAATATTGGGTGGAATTGATAAATACTTTTTGAATATTATCCCTTTCAATAAAATCTTTTGGTATAAACTTATGTCCGTCAGATAGTTCTAAGATTGAAAGTAATCCTTCCTTTTCTAAAAACTTTTCTTCAAATAGAAATATCTTTTTTTCGTTTACCATTCAAAGTCAATGTAAGGTAAGTCGTCCCCAATGTCAATTGAATTTGTTAAATGTTCCCAGTTAAGTTGTCCGTCTTTATCAAAAACAAAGTTATATTCTTTTCTTCCACCACCAGTAACAAACTCAGCAATAGGATTACCCCACACTCCGGTAGTGATTGTTTTTAATGTAACATCTAAATAAAAAATTGCATCATCCCAAGTATCATCTAACACATTATTAAACCTTCCAAGTGTCTGAACTCGTTTAAAATTAATTGGTTGGTTAACATTCATACCAAACTTACCGATTGACGGTCTATATTCAATTGACGCTCTCTCCCCGTCTTCCTTACGAAGTGATATAATTAATGATGAAGGTCTATCTTGATAAGTTCTAACACAATTAGACTGATGTACTGACTCATTAACATATTCTTCACTACTTTGTAAAACAACAGGGGTAAATACCATACCATCTTTTGTTATAATTGGTCTTGAAACTCGTTCAACAAATTCATTGGAGTATTGTCTTGAATATTTTCCTCTGGTGTAAAAGTCAACTTTATCTGACCAAGTACTATGTTCAGCGTTAAATTCTTTCAAAGTTTTAGACATCCATTTAATCGGCTCGTTTCTTGATAGAACATCAAAAAATCTTACGTGGTCGTAAAAACTATGAGTAGATGCTAAATGGTCTGTTTTAGATATTAAGTAAATCTGATAACAATTACTCATATCCCTTTTACTGAAATTTTCAAAGTAATGTCTTACAGGTTGAAATGGTGATTCGTCAATTTTAGTATTAAAAATAATACACAATTCTTCTTCAGGTCTTTGTAAAATAAAATCTCTCCCAAAGATATCCATCAACATTTTAATACTTTTGAAACAAGGGTTTTGGACTTTGTGTAACACTTTTTTGATTTTCTCTGAACTTACATTGTGTAATTTCATGTAAGTATCAACCATCTTAAACCCGTTTTTCTGATAATCTTTTTTAGTTGGTTTTGGATATACCTTGTAATACCCTCTCCAATTGTCAGGTTTCTTAACACCTTGTTTGTCCAACAAACATCCAAATAAAGACATCGGTAACTCAGTGTAGTTTAAAACTTTTTCAGCTCCGATTTTAGATAAAAATAGATTAATACCTTCAATAATTTCCAAATTATATTTTTGGGTATCATCTAACCCATTCATAAATGAATGATAAGCATCCGTAGTTAACGATATCGGGAATGAGTTTCGTCTAAGAACACTACCCTTACCCTTACCTCTTTTTTTATGGTATTCAGTGTTTTTACCAACCGTAAAAATATTGGTTTTCTTATTAAATGTAATGTAGTTTAATTTGGTACTTTTACGAAAAAATACTTCTCCAGCCTTTCTATGTTTCCCACAATAGAATACTTTTAAGCAAATCTTATCCTCATTCTCCTCAACAACAAAAGTACTTCTTTGTACAGTTACCTCACAAAGAGGATTACCATAGTTTTTTTCAAACTCTTCTTTACTACCATTTACAGATTTATCAAACGTATAAAACAAATGTTTACCATCAAAATGGTCTCTAGGATTTGACTTACGTAATGTAAATAATGGCTCGTCATCCTCATTAAAATCGGAATTATTCTCCCCCACCGAATTGTAGGGGAGATAGTGACCGACATAATATTTTTCGTTGATGAGTGTGAATAGGTTGTCCATTAGCAAAATGTTTCAGCTAGTTCCCAAAGTTTTGTGTTAATCATGTTATCCATATTCAAGGATTGGATACCCTTTACTGAACGAGTGTTACGTCCTTGTTGTTTGATGAACCCTCCACGGATTAACTTCTCTTGTACCACGTTGAAGGTAGTCCAAAGGTTGTCATCACTATCACCATCACGAAGTGGGTCAATGATTGTTTCTAAAGTTAGAGTTGAAATATCCTCGGTGTTCTTCCAACGGATACCAACTGCCTTAGATACGAAGTCAATCTTTCTTTCAGTATCCATAGTCACTTCCATCATACGGGTTACTGACTTTTGGATTTTTGGAGTATTCAATACAAACTGCTCAGTAATCAATTCAACATCACTCATACTCAAGTTCAAGTGAGTTTGTTTCATGTCCCCAAAGGTTGATACAGGAACAGTCAAACCGTTACTACATACAAGTCGGAATAAACCTGCCCCTACTTGGAGAGTTGAAGTTCCGTTGTGTGAGTTGGTGATTACCGCCTCTAATAACGAGTCACCTACTTGTGGAAGTTCTGCGTTACGAAGACGAACTTGGTGTTTACCAAATGAGCTCTTACCCACTTGTTTTGCTCCGCTCACTTGCCATCCGTTTTGGATGAACTTGTCAACTACATCAATGGTAGGAACCATAGTGTAACGGTCAGACAATTTTGAAAGTTTTTCAGTTTGGAATAACGCTGGTACTGTTGTTTTTAAATCTTGTAGGTTCATAGTGTTTATTGTTTTATTTCTACAAATATAGTAAACTTTTTTAGATGTGCAGCATATTTATTTAGAAAATAACAAACTATGAAAAAACTATTAGATATTTCTTCTGAAGAAAGAAACAGAATACTTGAAATGCACCAAGAAGCTACAAGAAAAAATTATTTGACTGAAGCACCATTAGAAACACCACTTGGTAGTGCTAGAATTGCTAATCCACAATTACCTATAAATTCAGCACCAATGTTTTATATTACAAGTTTATTTGCGCCTAACGAACTTATTAAGTCAACATTGTATTTGTATAACCCTAATACTCCAACACTAAGACAAAGTTCAGGAGAAGCTAAAATTTTAAGTAGAGCAGTAACTGTGACCGAGTATGGTAAAAAATTAGGGATTGACCAAAGTAAAGTTAAAGTAACAATACCAACTGGTAGTATATATTATGGAGTCCAACCAGGTACTAAACTTGGCGAAGTTGTTACACAAAAAATAGGTGATTATATAGTAGCACCTGTCACAGTATCATTCCCAGCACCTCAAACACCATTTAAAAGTACACCAGAAACCGCTAAACAACCGGTTATGACAGTTACTTTTGAAACTAATGATAAAAATAAACCTACTCAATCTATAAATGTTTATTTTGCAGATAAAGCAGGTGTTGCGGTAGGAGCAGAAACAACACCTCGATAAATTTTAAAAAAATATAACAAAAAAAAGGTCTTTTTAAAAGACCTTTTTTTTGTTTATTAATTTTTAATTAACAATTTTAAATTTTGTAAAGTTCCAAGCCATTGTTTTACCTGTAACCTCATTAAAGTATGTGTAAACAACGGTGTTTTTATTATTATCAATTATCAACTTTACATTTGTGTTATCTTTAGTTCCTCCGTAAGTATCAATAATAACTACTTCAAAGACCCCATCATTCTCACTAAAAGATTTAATCTTCTTAGTACCTTTAGTTTCACGAATAACAAAATCAACAGTTTTATTAGTAGTGTCAATAACATAAGAAGTTTTAACTTCAAATGGGTCATTATCCCACAATGGATTATCAATTACTTCAGTATAATCTACATTACCGTAGTGTGTAAACTCTTTAACTTCGGTTACATTAACCGTGATGGTTTGAGAAAATACAAGAAGACTTACGACTGAAAACAAAAAACTCAAAATTAACTTTTTCATTGTGTTTAAGTATTAAAGGGTTAGTGACTAATTCTTTTACAAATATATATGTTTTTTTTAATTCCACAAACTTTTTTTTGATTTTTTTTTCAATTAAGAAAAATAATCCCATAGTTTGTTTTGATGACAGGTGTTTTAATCTCTATTGGATTAACCTTTTTGTTTGTTTCATCATACATACCAACAACAATATCAATAAGCTGTTGCTGAGTAAGGATAAGTTCCAAACCATTCTCAAGATTTTCGTAAACTTTTTCTTTAACCCTTTCGTAAAAAGTATTTTTCTTAAGTTTCCCAATTAAGTCAATCAAGTCGTTGGGGTTCTTTTCGAAGAACCCTATCAACTGATTTAAGTAAATTTCCGCATCTACATTTTTCATAGGCAGTAAGATTAGGAAACAAAGATATAACTAATTTATTAAACTACATAATAATAACCATCACCTTCCTCATGTAAAACATCTTTAAGTTCTTCAGGAAGTTTAACGTTACTTCCACTTACATTCAAGAAACCTAACATAGGTAAATCTTTAATACACGCTGGGATAGTCGTTAACTGAGGGTTGTTTGGTAAAGCAAGTAATAGTAAACTTGTCAAATTACAAATACTATCAGGAACAGATTTAACCATACCACCTAATAAAAGTGTTTGTAACTTATCAAATCTTCCAATACTTTCAGGAACTTCAAGAGCAATTGTTTCTTTAATGTTCTTTGAAGTTTGGATGATTAATTGCTCCAAGTCATCTGGTAGGTTGTCAAACAATTCTTTAAATCCATATAATCCAACAAACTTACCAGCCGAAGATTCAGGATAAACAATATCAACTCTCTTACCATTCTCTTTAGCCAATCCTTTAGCAAATTCAGGTTTGAAGAAATCTTTAAGTTCAGCCAACTTACCTTGTAACATTTCAACAATATTCACACTTCTATCGTGTCTATCCATGAATTGATTAGACTGGAAGTGCCACTGGTATCTTTCAACAGGAAGACCTGATTTCTTACCCACGTCAGAACTGTCATTAGGTAAAATAACATATAATGGCCCTTGTTTAATATAAGTGTTAAAATAATTCAAACCAGGTGATGAAGTACACCATCTTGTTTCACCCATATCAGGTTCGTGATAACCACCAAAGAAACAAGCCGCATTTTTACCAAGTTCAGTTTGGTCTTCAATTTTAACCACAGTCCAGTTCGGCCCTTTAAATGCAACAGTCGAACCAGGGTATTGGTAAGTTGATTTAGCCTGTTCTTTTTCTTGTTTAGTTCCTTTTGTTTTTTCTAACTTAAAGTCCTTAACTGCATCAAATAATGTATCAACTGTCAATTTATTAATATCTCTTTTGTCAGCGTCTAATTGACCTTTGAATCTTTCAAACTTCTTTAAGTCGTCAGTAACCTTGTATAAATCCTCAAGATATAAATCACGATATCTTTTAACTAATTGTTTATATTCAGGTGAACCAACTTCAACATCCGCTCTTTCATCACTAAATGATGGTTTTAAGAAATTCTTTAATATCCAGTTAGTATACTTACCAACCTTAACAATTTCCATTTGTTCAGGTGTTAAACTATTAATATTTTGAAGTAAACTTTGCGGAGCTCTTGTTGTAGGGTCAGCAAAGATAATAGTTCTCAATGTTTCAAAAGGGATTTTACCTGGTTCAGGTTTTTTTCCACCTTTATCAACTAATTTATCATATAGAAGGTTAAATCTTGAATCTTCTAAAATAATGTTTGTTAAGATATTAGTAAATTTCATTTCTAAAGTTTTTATATAAATATATCAATAATTCATAATTAATAGTTCTTCACCCATATTTTGGGACTTTCCTTTCTTCGCAGCCGCCGCTTTAGCGAATTCTTTCTTTTCCCATTTATATTCCTCCTTTGGGAACCACTCATTCAATAACTGAAAATCGTAGTAAGATAAACTAAACTTACCCTGAATTCCTTTCAAACAATCTGCTAATCTTTCATGGTCTTCCCTATCAAAATCGTGGTTTGAGTAATAGTTCTCAGTCTTCCAATATGGTGGGTCAACATAAAAATATGTTGTCGGACTATCAAACTCTTTAATCACGTCTTCAAAATCACCCAATCTAAACTCTGATATTTTATTGAAATGTTCTACCCACTCAGGTTTAGATAATTTATCTCTAAAGGTAAGATATTTTGACTTATACTTACCCTTCAAATCAATAAAACTTGAGGTCTCAGGTTTTGAACCACTGAAAACCTGTGTCAGAACATAGGCATATTTTGCTGCAACACCATAATCAGGATAGTTAATTGTTAAACCATGAGAGAAAATTTCCTTTTGAAACTCATTAAATTGTTCTTTGTAAACTGGTGGTGTCACTTCCACTCCTTGTTGTTGACACGGAATGTTATTAATCGCAGATAACAAAGTCTCAGGGTTCTGAAGACACATAAACAAATTATAGTTCAACGGATTGAAGTCGTTATAAACAACTCTTTTCAAATTAGGATATAATTTCAAATCCATATTGAAGAAACACCAAAACATACCACCAAACGTTTCAACATACGTTTCCATATCTGTTGGGTAGAATGGGACAATCCACTTACCTATCTTACTCTTACCACCAATATAACTTAACATACTTTTTTTTCTAAAATATAGTTTTAATCTTGGTATATATCAACCTTATTAACTCTCTTACGGGAATAAACCTTACCTGATGGTACAACTTTTGTAATCATATTTCGTCTCACAATTTGAGCGACGTGACGAAGATTAAGTGGTAGTGTTTCCTGTTTCATAAGACAAAGATATATCAAAAAAAGTTTAAATTTTATTTTTTTATTCGGGATATTCTATTTATATTTGTATTCAAGTTAAACGAATGGGGTCAACTTAATAACCCAACCAAATCATTAAGTCGGAATTGAACCACGGTGTGTTCAAAGGCAAAAGCCTCAACCGTTAGGTGAAAAAGATAGAAACCCTCATTACATCGGATGTTTTGGGGGTTTTTATTTATACGTAAATTTGGAAATCGTTTTTACCAGTGGTGTAAAATCTTTTCTTACGGATGGTAGTGACAATATTGATTTGGAAATTATAACAATCTTGTTCTTCTAAATTAGTAACAACATTGAGGAATGGATAATCTTTTTGTGAAACTACTATTGATGAATCTTGTCCTAACTCTCCCTCTTTAATACCATTTAATATTTCAGGTAATCCAAGATTTAATATGTTTAAGATTTCATCATTAGTAATTACTTCATCTTTACCATGTCTAAACCTTTGTGTATTACCATGTGCCGAGTTTTCAATAGACACTTTTACTTTAATGTCCCCAAAAAGCTTTCCAATCCTTTCTTCCTTTATTATGTTTTTAATACAATTTAAAAGTCTCATAATTATAAATAATGGAAAACATGGAAAATTTAAAAAATTCAGAAGAAAAAACTTGTACTAAATGTCAAAAAACAAGACAAAAAATGACACCATATATTATTATGTCTGTAGTTGTTTTAGGTTTAATAATTTATGCTGTAGTCGACATCACAAAAAACATTATTGAATTACTTGCTAAGTAATTCAATAATTTTTTCTTTTACCATATCCGATGTTATCTTTTTAGAACATTCAAACATCTTGTCATTTCCTTTATTTATAGGACACCAATTCCAATCACCTGGGTCTAATCTAAATTTATTAGCACATCCTCTACAAGTATTTTCAGGTGCGCTTACTTTATAAACGTTTTCATAAGGTTCGTTAAACTCTTCCGTAAATCCTGATATCAATACCGTTGGGATATCCAAAGCCCATGTAACCCATGAAATACCACTTGATATTCCAATAAAGAATTCACAGGTGGATAGTTCTTCTATCAGTTTATAGATTGAGCCAGGAGGGTTTTGTTTAGCACCTTTAGGATAATAATTACCCATATACCCATCTTCCTCTTTTGAATAGATAATCACCTCATAACCAAGAGATATTAGATAATCAGTAATCTCTTGCCACCCATTTGGGTTGTTCCAGTATTTTGATTGGGCAGTTGAGTGAATACCAAGTCCAACTCGTTTTTTCTTTATCTTATTAGGATTTTTAATTAAAGGTTTTACCTCTTTATATTCTAATCCTAAAATATCTGTTGCAGTTTTTTGTAGTGGGCCTAATTTGAAATCACTTGGGTGTCTATCCGTTCTAACATTATCACCATCATAGAACCAACCTATCTCATACATTGCATATAGATTATGAACGGTACTTCCAGGTGAAACAAATTGTATCTCAGGATATTGTTTTACAAATAAATCATTAAAGAATGTTGAACAAATAACCTTACAATTGTGTTTCTTTCTGAATTCCTCAGCGTAAGGTACCCAAGCAAATGTATCACCCAAAGATTTTGAATCTAATGCAATATATACTCGTTTGTTTTCAGCGTTGTATTTCTTTTCACTGATTAAATTACCTTCAGAATAAATTTTTAAAGTATATTCATCAAAATACTTCTTACTTAATCTGACCCACATATTACAACCAATCTCCTCACGATATTCACAGTTACCATCCTGATTCCAAAACTCAACCAAATATCGTTTATCACTATTACCTTTAATCTCTACCAACGCTCCGTTGATGTAATGATTAATTACTTCAATTTTTTCAACCATCTCTTTTGGTTTTATTTCAGTATTTTCAAATACTTTATCAAATCTTTGTTTTGTCTCAAGACTATTCAAATTTTTTCTACTGTTAATAAGGTCTTCGTAAATTCTAACCATCCTTCTGGTAATAACACTCCAATCGTATTTTTGTCTATCTAATTCAGTGTTATTTAAATATAAATCATAGTTGTCAATTACTTGTTTAATACCACTAACTATTTGATTTACATCTCTTTCAACTACAACCATTCCTTCTATTGTTTGTGAACCCAAATAAGTACCAACAACTGGCATATTACAAGACACAGCTTCTAATAATGTTAGGTTTGGGTGACCAGCTTCTAACATAGAAGGATGTAAGAATATTGAATGACTTTTATATAATTCTAATATCTGTTCTTCATTCGGATTTGAGAACATTAAAGTTAATTTATCGTAATTTAATAAGTCGTTATGATGTTCAAAAAATATTCTATTGTTTTCAGGGCCGGCAACAGTAATAGGTAAATCTAATTTGATTGCCGCTTCAATAGCATATCTAAATCCTTTTCTATCGTAGGTTGAATCACCTCCAATACCATTGTTCGCTAAACATAATAATTTATGTTCAGTTCTTTTTGGGTTATCATTCTTAAAGAACTCTGTATTAACCCCGTGTGATAAATAAAACAATTTATCTGTTTCATCAAAGTAATCAACTAAAAACTCAGCATGAGTAAAAGATACCACAGACCTTTTAATTGCCTCTAAATTTTGTTGGTAGTTAGATGAGTCCTTACCATAATAAACAACGTGGTGGTCATGTAACGAGAAGATATAAGGGATACCTCTGTTTGCAGCCTCAATAGCTAAGTTAGCCATATGAATATGAATAATATCACTACTATTAATATCCACTTCATTAAGATATTTTATATCACATTGGTGTCCTAATTCTTTAATGTTATTGTAATATTCCCATATTACTTTTTCAACTGCACCCCATCCATTCGGTGGTATTGTAATTATTCCTGGTGTTACTTGTGTTATTCTCATATTACTATAATAATATTTTTAGTTATTAACATAAACAGGTATATTAAAATTTAAAGACAAATCTTCATATTCTTTTAATGTATTGTTATATATTTGATTATCATCAATAAAAATTCTAATTTCAACGTCGTCAGTATATAATTGATTATCATACGGGTCAATAATATCAAATTTATACCAACCATTACTAAAAGTTTCAAAATATTTAAGAATAGTCCTACCTTTATTAAAATTTTGTAAAATTGCAATTTTAATTACAAATTTATTTTCAGACAATAATTCAACAAAAAAATCAGATATATTTTTTTTAATTTTTATTTCAAAATTTGTTAATTTTTCAGTTAAATTAAAATCAACTATTTCAGTTTCAAAATTTTTTAAGTATTCACCATAATGTATATCACCAAATGACTGACTCGAATCTCCCCATGAATTAAAAATTTCATCAGAATGATTAGTATGTCGTTTACTAATTTTTTTGTGGGTAAATAAATCTTTATTTATATAAATTTTTTTATCTACTATTTTGTATTTTCTATTAAAAATAGAATATGATATGTGTTTTAAATTTTCCGATTTTGACAAATAATAAATGTATTTGTCATAATTATAACCCCACCAAACAGCCTTTTTAAAATGAGATAACCTTATTGCAAAATCATCATCTTCAAATTCAGCCCCAATAAATTTCTCATCTAGCATTCCAACCCTTCTAATTAATTCTTTCGAAAATCCAAAAAATCCAAAACTAACAACTGACACAAAACAATACCCATTTGAAAGTTTATCTATCATAAATTCAATATCTTTAGATGTGAAATTTGTTTTAGGATTACAAAAAATCATAAATTCACTGTCAGTATCATCTATCGCATCATTAATCATTTGAGAAAATGAAACATACTTAGATAGATTCCTGTCTTTTCTATACCATCTTTCAATTTGAAATTTATCCGAAAGTTTTGTTAATTCACATTCTTGTCTTTCAATATCTGTATCATACTGTGACAAAAAACAAAAAGCAAAATTATTAATTACTATCATAATATTTTTAATTTATTTTAAAAATATTTTATTTTCTTTATCAATAAATGACTCACCATCAGCCTGAGTCGTTATTCTCTTCTTTAGAACACCCATAGTTAATCTCTGTTCCGCACATATAATATTAAAAAATGTGTCAGCACAGTCCCATCTATGCGTTCTCAACTGATTCATAATTGTTTTACGTGATTTTTTTGAGAACATAATACATTGTAAACCAATTATTTTATTTGTTATAAACAATAAATCCTGATTAGGTATTTCTCTAACAACATCTGATTGATGCCATCCGTAATCTAAAGTCTTAGTATCACCAAATGAAAAATAAGAAATATCTTCCTGATTAACAATACTACAAACCTGATTAACTTTATCTATAAATTCTTCAATTGGAACTTCAATAATACAGTCCCCTTCACATACAATTAAAAAATCCAAATCGTTATCAAATTCTGATAATATCCCAATTTTAAACGCCTCAAAACATCCATAGTGAGCCGGAGTTAAAGCGTTTCCATATTCAGGGTCATTAACGTCTTCATATTTACCCATCCTAACATTATGTGGTCTAACACTGGTATGAACAGGTGGTAATGAAATATATAATTCATTTTGATGTAACACATATTCAATTCCATAAGGAATTACCTGTTGTACAGATTTTCTCGATTCTTTTTCTCTGTGTTCATTTTGTGTTGTCTGTAAATGAACTAATTTAATTTTATAATTCATATCAATTTTTTATAAACGAACCCCATAAAACTTGTTTAAAATCATCATACATGTATGTACTTAAATTAAGTTCAGGTAAATATCTTTCAATATTTTTATAATGCGACTCTGAGTTTGTTGGCCAATTTATTCTTTGTTTAATAACATTATATTCTTCATCACTATGTGAATAATCGTGAAGCATTATAACATCATTCTTTTTCAAGTACTTTGAATATAATCGAAACTCAAGTTCCTTGTCCCCACCATCACATAAAAAAAGAGTTCTCCCTGAATTATTAATTAAATCACGAATATCTCTCATAATATCAATATCAAAACAATCTCCAATTCTTAATTCAGTGTCTTTAAGATTATTAACTTCACAATAATCAGGATTAATATCGTAAGAAATTATTTTACAATTGTCTGATTTATTTTCAGACAACCATAAAGTGAACGCACCTGTAAATGTTCCAATTTCAATTATTAATTCGAAATTTTTTAATATTTTAGGAAAAACATCAACAACAAATTGACTTTGTGCCGACCTATGATAAGTGGTCTTTGGCACCCATAAAAAATTGTAATCCATTATCTTAAAGAATTGTTTAAATTATATGATGAATTTTCATCTCCAATATGATAACAAATTCTTTCTGAATGTAAAAAAGATTTGAATCTTTTTGAGAATCTTATTGCAAATTCTAATTCAAAAGAATCCATATTATTATTAAAAGTGTCAATTTGATTTAATTTATTTACATCATGAATTGCCGGTCTAAAACCAAAGTATGGCCAATTAATATATTTAATCCACAATCCCTTAACCGCATGTAAATCTTCTTCAACAGTATCATCAAACAAAGGTTCGTTTAAATAATGTTTATCAGAATAATACCATTCCCAAAAATTACCAATCACTCTCGGTTGAAATAACTCTTTTGGGAATATCTTTTTTTTCCAAGAGAATCCTACCATACCAACATCTTCATTATTTTTTAATAATTCAACTCCTTCATAAAGGTTAAATGGATTTTCAAAAAACCAATCATCTTCCAAATGAAAAACATAATCAATATTAAAAAATTTAATATCTTCTTTCCATTTTTTCATTATTTCCAAATGTCTTCGATTAGTATTAAATGAATTAGTATTAAATCTTTTAGACACTATTAAAGTTTCAGGAAATAATCTATTCAGTAAAGAAAACATTATATCTCTATCTTCTAAAGAAGAAGAATCATCGTAGTGGATTATAATATCAATTAAATTTAAATCTTCACATTCTTTGGTAAAAGAAATTATTGTTTTTTCAAATAAATCAATTCGTTTACAAGTTGTTATAGTTAATCCAATCATGAAAAAATAATGTAATCAAGAATATTTTTATTTATAAAATCATATAAAAATTCATCATCTTGAGTATCGTACACTGATATTTTTTCAACTTTATTTTCAAAAATATTAAATGACCAATGTCCATAATTTTCTAACCCGTGGTATATAGTTTCTAAACTACCATCAATATAGTTAACAACTATTTTTCTTTCCGACCTAAAATGATTGTAATTGTAGGATAATAACATTATAGAATTTTGTCCTGACATATTATAAAGTTTTGTAGAACATCCTTTGAATTTTGAAGATACATTACTAACAGTTGTTTCCGTATTCCATAAGGTATTTTGGAAATCAGTGTTCATATCAACTTCTCCGTCTTTTCGAATTATTAAACCATAATCTTTTCTATTTATGTTATCATAAAGATATTTTTCAACATTTATAAAGTCAGTACCATACCCATTATTTTGTAAATAATTTTTATAATCTTCCTCACAATTAATCCTATTAATTATCTGTTGGAAGTATTCTATTTCACAATAAAAATAATGGAACGAAACATCTCTACCTTCATTAAAATAAAACATTCCCTTTTTGTTTTGAGTAGAACAAATCACTGGTACAGTTGTCATATATTCATAACCTTCTTCACTATATAAATCATCAACTTCAATTCTTTGGAAATGTGTAAACCCAAATGACTTACACAAATCTAATGAGTTAAACAAATTAACCATAACAGGTAATCCATGTTTTTGTATTGTGTTTGTAACTTCATGAGTTGTTAATGAACCAAGGTTTTTCCAAAAAATAACTGGTTCGGAATTAGTGTATTCACCTTCAAAAAGAATATTATTTGAGTTATATAAATGATAATCAACAATTTTTAATATATGTTCAGGAACAATAGTATTAGACACAAGAAGTATTGTATGGTTATACTTTTTTAAGTTATTAACACATAACTCCAACTTATTTAAAACATTTTCATTATGAATAAAACAATCAACTATTGTTATTGTTTTAAACTCATCTTTAATATTTTGTTTTTTGAGTTCATTAGAAACTATTATGTTTTTTTTGTTTTTTTCCTCTTCTGAAACATTTGAAAACATACCATCATTTGATATTCGATAAATTCCCCCACATTTATGAATACACTTAATTAAACCGTGTTTACTAATTTCATAATTGAGTGGCCAATCAACATAAGGTAAATTTGTAAAATAATCCTTTATTAAATTTGGAATGTTTCTAAACACCCTTGCAAAAGATGCGTGATTGATAGTTAATAAATCATTTGTTGTTACATCGTCAAGAAATGAACTAATAAACAATTCAGGCACTGTAGGTATCTTGGTACCATCAGGATACAAGTATCTTGTTCCTGTACAGACCATACTATAATTTGGGCTGTTTTCTAAAAACTCAACTTCTTCATTTAAGATTGTATAATTATCAAAATAATCATCACCATCAATATATGCAATGTATTTTGTTTTACAGTAATTTAATAAAGTTCTAATATTTTCAAGAGCACCTAAATTAACATCACCATTTAAAATAACTAAATCAGGATACTTTTCTTTTAATTCAACTAAAACATCTTTAGTATTGTCTGTTGAACAATCATCTCTAACTACTACCTGAAAACCATAGGTGATTTTTTGTTTATAAATTGAATCAACACACTCCTTGAGGTATTTCTCAAAATTATATGACGATACAATGACCGAAAGTAATTTTTCCATTATTTAATTTTATTTACAGGAACCCCAACATAAGTTCCAGGTTTATCTATATCTTTAACAACACTTCCATTCATCCCAATTATAACATCATCACAAATTGTTATCTTTTCTCTTATTGATGAGTTATTACCCATATAACAATTATCACCAATTAAAACACTACCTGAAACAACAGAACCAGCCATAGCACTAAAACAATCACCTATTACAACATCGTGTCCGATATTAACATTTCTATTTAAAATAGCATGATTACCAATCTTAACATTAGTAGTTATAACACAATTAGCTCCAATAAATGAACCTTCACCAATTACAATATTTCTATTCAGTAAAATTGATGATGGGTGGATAAATGAAAAATATTTAGTATCTTCAGGTAATGATTTTTGAATTCTTGACCTAACCTGACTATCAGCAATTGCAATCATAATTGAATATTCTTTTGAATTAAATTGTGATAATGGTAATGTTTTATCCTCCCCTTTGAAATACTCATCTTCAACAAATCTAGTTACATCATAATTTGTATGTGCAATTACTTCCCTTAAATGACCTCCATTACCAATAAACGCTTTCTTAATCATATTTTTTTTAAATAAAATGCATCACCCCAAACACCGTCAACATTCCATGTCTCTTGTCTTTGAAATCCAAATGGCAATAAAAACTCATCAAGTTGTTCAATAGACGGACAACCATCATACATTTCAATCAAATTAAACTCTGTAAATATATAATCAATATTCTTTAAAGTATTAATTGAACCTTTAAGAGCATTTAACTCATATCCTTGTGTATCTAAAACTAAAACATTACAAGAAGTTATATTATAAAAATCTAATGTACTTAAAGTAATGTTAATAGTGTTTTCATCACTAAATTTAATATGTGGGTAAAAACTTTGATGTTCCTTAGGTTTCAATAATGAAGAACTTTGTTGTCCATTACCTTCATCAAGATACATTTTGTGTATACCATTTCTTTCACCTATCGCAACATTATAATAAAATGTGTTAGGTTTACCATTTAAATTTTTAGATAGTTCTTTATACACATGTGGTATAGGTTCAAACCAATATGTAGATATCATACCAAATGTTCTTAAATATTCATCATACTCTTGACCAACATGGGCACCAACATGAATTACACCAGTAACATTAAAGTTGTACTTATGTTTATATTCGTTGAAACCTACAATCATTTATAGATATCAAATTTTGATAGGTCAGGGTATGGTAATTCCAAATCCTCGTTGTGTTTAGGTGTACCATCCATATTATAGAACTGATTCATAAGTAATAAACCTCTTGAAGCAATTTCAGGCATCATGTAAAAATTCCATCCTAACATGTCAAAATTATCATCATGATATGAAACTTCATTTCTACCTGAGTATCTCGCCCGTTTAAACCATTTATAAGCCTCAAAGTCATCAGTTAGGATTGCTCCACCCTTACCTAGTTTCAAGTGTTTATACGGTCCAGTAAAAGATAAACACATATGAGTTCCTGGTATATACATGTCATTGGTGAATCTTAGTGCTGAATCCCAAACATTTGTTGGTGATAGTTGGTAAGCTCCTTTAATCGTAGAACCATAGACTGGTTCAAATTCAACTTTACCACCAGCATGGATAATCTCACAAGGAACTGATGGATATGTTCTACTTGGTATTTTAATTGTTTTACCAGTAATTTTTTCATAATACAATGCTAAGAACAAAGCGTTACTTTGATTATCAATCGTAACTGCGTAAGGTGCTCCTGTATATTCTGCTAATCGTTCTTCAAAACTCTTTGTAACATCATAAACGGATTTAGATAGTGTACCAGGTGTTCTTAATTTAACATTTTTAGGTTTAGCAAAAATAACTCCGTGTTTAGCATTTTTATTTGACTTAGTTTTTTTACCTAATTCATAAACAATAATATCATATTCAAAATTATTTCTATCTAATTTTTCAAGTATAATATTAATTTCACCGTTAGTATTTTCATGAAACTCAATCATAAATCTATCCACCAATCCAATTTGTTCATCAGTAATTGATTCAAAAATTGGGTACTCACCACCCTCAATATCACATTTAAATAATGATATCCTACCATAGTTATTATCTTTGTAGATATCATCAATAGTAATAGTATCACAACTAATTAAATTATTAAGTTGTCCATATTCTCCCACATTACCGTCAAAAACATTTGACCCAATAGTTGAATTTTCTTTTGAAAATCTGAAATCAATCTTGGTATGTTCCTTATAAACAGGATTCATATAGATAGTTGATTTATTCAAATCACCATCTAAATGATATTCAATACTTTCTCTTAAGTATGGATTTGCTTCAACTAAAATAACTTTTTTAGCGTTTACCGAATACATATACTTAGCAAATAACCCAACATTAGCACCAATATCTATTACCGTATCAAGATTTTCTAACTTTAAATCATCAAAACATCTATCAACAAAAAACTCATAATAGTTAATGTAGTTACAGTCCAAAGGTTTAAATTTAAACTCAGGTATTCTTGGGTAAAAATTAGGATTAACAATCAACTCTTGACCAAAAACTAACTCATTTGTTTGAGAATCATAAAACTCAACTAAGAATCCTCTAAAATTACGATTATCTTTGAATTTCTTAATGTGTATTGGAATAGGTATTGTCCAATAAAATATTGGGTACTCCAATGGTAAATTAAACCAATACATTGGAGCCTTTGAAGTCATATCTCTAATACTAACATTAAAATCAAACTTTTGGTTACCGGTATAGTTAATAGTAATTTGATTATTATCACCATTGAAACCAAAACTGAAAAGAGAGTCAATACCCCCCACATTTAACACATCCATCATATTATTTACATCTTTATCTATATCTCCAGTTAAAAATGTAACTTGAGGTAGTTTATCATATTTTCCACAATACACATCCAAATTATACATCATCATAGGAATACCATATTCAATGGCTTCCTTAATTGCAATTGGATTTAATTCTTTATTATTTCTATCACCTTTTGATGGGAACATGAACAAATCGGACGCTTCTAAAAATTCATTTACATTATCCTTTTCACCCCAAACAATACAGTTTTCAGGTTTATTGTTCATCAATGGTTCCCAATAACTTCTAAAGTTATCTGCTTGATTTCCAATAAAATGAAATTTAATTTTGTTGTTTTCTAACTTACGAGCAATTTCAAAAATGTATTTTTGATTTTTTCTTTCAGTGAATAACCCGACATTAACAACGTGTTTCCACCCTTTATCGAACCCAAGTTTTTCTTGGAATAATTCCTTTCTCTTTTCTCGGTTTTCAATAGGATACTCAATTACCTCATAAGGTATGTCAAACATTGAATACTGAATAGCATTAAACACACTAACAAAAATAAACTTGTCAGGAAACCAAACCTTAGATGTTGGTTTGAAACTTGAGTCGTGTGTTGTTTCAAATATTTTGTATGAACGGTTTTGTCTATAAATTTGTCTTGTAATGTTGTTATCCATGAAAAATTCAGGGAACTCCTCCATCGATATAATATCAGGTTGGAAATCGTTAATAACATTAATCAAAACATTCTTATCATCCCATAAAGTGATAAGATTATCTTCACCAATCATATTTTTAATTCTGTTCTTCTGAACAACAAAATCCCATGAATAACATCCGTATTCAATACATTTTATAATATAATCATCTTTAAGAAGTTGAATCTTATTTGTAGTAACCTGTGGAAGTCCCCCTGTAGATAGATGTGGGACTATAAATAATATTTTCTTCATACCTAAAAAAAATAACAATATTTATTTCATAAATCCATAGAATACACTATCTTTACAAAAAAATATATAACACAATGAAAAAATTTATCTTATCAATCTTTTTGGTTCTTTCAACACTATTATCATTCTCTCAAGAAGTAGGTTTTGCTAAAGCCGTAGAACTCTATACAGGCTACAGAGACACAAATAACGAAATCGTATGGAATGGTTCACCAACATCCGTAGACATCCTGATTAAACTTGAGGATGATAAAGTAACCATCTTTAGTCAACAAACACAAATATATCGTGTTGTTACTAAAATACGTGATGAAGAATCAATTATTACTTATAGAATGCTCGATTCAAATGGTATCAATTGTAACTTCCATATGGGACCATCTGAGACTCAAGGTTATATATTTATTGCAATTGAATACAGTGATTACGCTTGGATGTATCTAACAGAGATAGACGAATAAGTCTACCCCCTCTTATGTTTAACATACATCTTAACATAAAAATCCCCAAGACCTTCATTTCTAAAACCCTTACCTTTAATACGTAAGGGTTTTTGTGTATCTATAGTTTCAGGTAATTTAATATTCAAATTTCCCGATGGGTGTGGTATATCTAAATTATCTTTATTAAAGTCATCTAAAGACATTTGATAGTTGTAAACTAAATCATTATTAAGTTTTTCAAAACCATTTTGTTCAACCACTTGAACTTTCAAAATTGCATCCCCAAACATACCATCGTGCCAGTCACCATAACCTGAAGCTTTAATCATTTGACCATCGCTAATTCCATGTGGGATATTTAAATTAATGGTTTGCATTTCATTATTCTTACCTTCACCCGCACATGAATAACAAACATTTTTAAGATTAAATCCCTTACCATTACAACTATTACAAGTAACTTGAAAAATGTTTGAGAAGAATGAATTACCAACTCTTTGAGTTATTCTACCAGACCCATTACAAGTGTTACAAGTAGTTCTTTCACCACCTTGTCCCCCACAACTATTACACATATTTTTACGTTGGAATCTTATGTCTATGTTTTTACTCAAGAATGAATCAAGAGTTCCTATCTGAACATCAATAACTTTATCAGGTGCCTTTCTAACTCTTTGCCCTGTCATGTTTGAAAAGAAGTCCCCAAACGATGAAAATGGGTCACCTCCCATATCACCAAAAGGATTACTTCTTCTCATATCATAATCTTTTCTTTTTTGTTCATCACCTAAGGTATCATAGGCTTCAGATATTTTTTTAAATA